TTCAGACAACTATAAACTCAACAGCATTATCCATCAATGATAAAAATATTATATTAGCAGATAGTGCGGTTGATAGTGCCGCCTCTAATGGTTCTGGTATTACTGTAACAGGATCTAATGCTCTCATACAATATAATGCTACTTCAGACACTTGGGATCTTAATAAGCCATTAGGTTCGACTAGAAATCATTTAGTTAACTTTAGTACAACTAATCTATCAGAAGGTACTAACAAATACTATTTAACATCAAGAGCAGATTCTGCCGCTAAAAACGCTATATCAGTAACTGACACTGGTGGAGATGGGTCTCTAACATATAATCCAGTAAATGGTGTTATAACTTACACAGGACCAAGTGCCGCTGAAGTACGTGCTCATTTCTCAGGTGGCACAGGCATCACCTATAATAGTGGTAGTGGTGAAGTAACTCTTACCAACACTACAGTAGTTGCTGGCACGTATGGATCTGCATCTCTAGTACCTCAAGTTAAAATAAATGCTCAAGGACAAGTAGACTCTATAGGAACGATATCTGTTGCTGGCGTGTCGAGTGCCGCTTTCGTTGAAGCCACAGGAATATTTACAATAAACACAGCGGATGGTAATTCATTCGCAACTACTATTCTTGACAGTGATCTTACAAAGTCTAGAACCAGAGAATCTATTAGATCAGTTGATGCTGGCGGTGACGGTAGTTTCGCTTATGACTCTGCCTCAGGCACATTCACATACACGGGTCCAAGTGCGGCAGAAGTCAGAGCACATCTTAGCGCAAGTGGAGACTTATCATATAACTCTTCTACTGGTGTGTTTAGTTTTGATGTTGAAAATGTCTACACTCAAGGTAACTTTGATAGCGACTTCAATACAACATTAGATGCGGCGGCGATAGGTGGAACAGGAATATCTTATGCGGCTGATAGTAATACTCTAAGCATAACCAATACTGGCGTAACAGCGGCTAGTTATGGTTCTGCTTCTTTAGTTCCTGTCCTAGCAATCAATGCTCAAGGACAAGTTACCTCTGCTTCTACAGTATCTGTTGCTGGAGTATCCTCAACATCATTTGATAGTGATAAAGGTATCTTCACGATAAACACAGCGGATGGGGGATCTTTCCCAACCACTCTCTTCGACTCAGATTACACTAAGTCTAGAACCAGAGAATCTGTAAGAGCCGTTGATGCTGGTGGAGATGGAAGCTTTGCTTATGACTCTGCTTCAGGAACGTTCACCTACACGGGAGCTTCGGCAACTGAAACTAGAGCACACTTTACTGGTGGCAATGGTATTGGGATCACCAACGGTAAAGTTGATATGGACTCTGCCTATAGCGCAGTGTTTAGTAAAGTAACAAATACTAGCGGTGAATTGTTCACTAAGCCCACCGACATTTCTATAGTAGATGGTTCGGCTACAGTTATTGATACCGAGACACACGATAGCGACTTTAAGTCTATAGAGTATCTTGTTCATATGGATGACAGTGCTGGTGGGAATGTTCAACTATCAAAGTTGTTACTAACATATAATAAAACGAATGTGTTCTATACAGAGTATGGCATGACAAGTTCGTTCTCAAATGACAGTGACATTGGAACTTTAACCGCTGATGTTGTTGGTGCTGATATTAGACTAATATTTACAAGATCAACTGGAATGGGTAATATAAAAGTGAAGCCAGTGAAAACTGTAATATCATAAATACAAGTAACGCCTTGGGGAAAGTGAACTATGGCAGAAAAAGATTTTAAAGTTAAGAACGGTTTATTTGTAACTGATAGTGCAAATATTAATAACCTACGTGTTCGCAGTGGCGCAACAGTTGTGGGTGCCATTACTGCTACGGGCGGTGTTGTTGGTAACGTCACTGGTCAAGTATCCACTCTATCCAATCATAACACTGGTGGTTTATCAGAAGGTAGTAATCTATACTATACTACTGGTAGAGTCAACACAGACGCAACTGCATTAGTAGACTCTGCTTATATCACCTTAAGAACTCCTGAGTATGTTAGGTTAACTTCAACTCAAACACTTACTAATAAAACTCTTGTAGATCCTATTATAGACTCATCTAAAATGTTTGGTCTTCAGTATGGTGGCATATCATTTAACGATGATGGGCTGTTAGGAGATTCAACGCAATCTGTATTAAACTTTGCGTCCAGTGATTCGAGTAGATCAGCCGTATTAAGTTTAGGAGTTAGTGGACAGTTTAATCATGGTATTGGTGTTATAGGAACATCCGCTGATAACGATATGGTTATTGGATTTGAAGGGGCTAACACTGAACTTAAAATAAAAAGTGGTGTGGGAAAAGCTCCATTTAATTTAACTGGTGGGACAGATCGTCTTACTATGTCTACAGACGGTAGATTTACTATTCATAGTGGAACTGAAGCGGCATCAAAAACTAATGCAGCTTTCATGATCTCAGGTGGCCTTGGTGTTGATAAGAATATCAGAGGTCAAGATATAATTGCGGCGGGTAATGTCACTGCCACAGGTTCATTATTTGGTACTCTATCAGCGGCGTCTCTTAGTGCAAGATCTACAACAGACTTAAGCGAAGGGTCAAACCTTTACTATACAAGTGCAAGAGTAGACTCTTACATCAATGCATCTATCTTAACATCAGATGTGTCTGAAGGTTCTAATCTTTATTATACAACTGCTAGGGCAGACAGTGACGCTAAAAACGCTATATCAGTTACTGATGGTGGTGGCGATGGTGGTTTAGCTTACAATTCTACCACAGGAGTTATAACATACACTGGCCCCAATGCTGGTGAAGTAAGAGCACACTTCAGTAATGGAACTGGTGTCACTATTACTAATGGTTCTGTTGCCATTGGACAAGATGTTGGCACATCAGCAACCCCTACATTTGCAACTCTTAATACTTCAGGAAATTTGGTAGTTGGAGCAAACCTCACAGTTGGTGGCGATTATATTCTTAACACCACAACTGACCTTAGAGTTACAAACGCTCTAATCAAACTTGCAGACTCGAACAATGGCGATGCTGTTGATATCGGGGTTGTGGGTAGATACAGAGACTCAGCGGCTGGTCCAAAGAGAAGGGCTGGTTTCTTCAGAGATGCTACCAGTGGTGAGTGGACAACATTCACAAATCTAATTCAAGATGGTTTAGATTCCTCTGTTCCAGATTCAGTTATCAATACTAGTGGTGATGGATTTCAACTTGGAACTTGGAACTTCGGAAAACTCAGAGGAAGTTACTTAGGATTTGACTCTGACTTTAGAGTATTCTCTACGAACTATACAATATACGAATCTGATTTTACGGCGGTATCGGCTGGAAGATATGCAATCGATACTTCTTCAAGAGTAGTTAATGTAACCCTTCCACAAAATCCCGTAACAGGAGATTATGTGAGACTCATAGACGTTGCGAACTACTCTACTAACTCTGTTATCGTTAATAGAAACGGAGAAACTATTGAGGGATTTGCGGATAATTTTGAACTCGATTTAGGTCAATCTATTATAGAATTGATACATATAAATAATAACTGGCAACTATATTCGTCTATTGGTCAAAGAGGCCAAAAAGGTGACAAGGGTGATTCAGCGGATGTTGCAACATTTAGTACACAAAGTCAATCGATAGCATTCGCAGTTGCGTTAGGATAGGAAAATAAAATGGCGAAAATACTACTAAGAGATTACGTTTTTACACCGGGGAATGCGGGTGCTGGCACTATTGTTGTTCCGGGGCGGCATACTATTGACACACTCCTTCTAATAACAAACGTAACCGACAATGTTATTATATACAACTTTGGTGACGCATCCTTTGCTGGAACTACGGCAGTATTTACAAAGGGAACTAACACAGATTTCCCTACAGTAGACACTCTTACCAGTGGGTTTACCACTATTACTCTTGGTAAAACTACATCAGGTATGTCGGCATCAGATGCTTTACAAATCTTTGTAGAACCTCAAGTTGAATATGGTCAGACTATCAGACCATGGCAGTTTGGCACAGATGCTATCGAAAGAATGCGTGTATCAAATCCTGAGTCATTGATTGACGCTGACTTTGAATATGGTCTACAGCCTACTAAATGGGCTGGTTACGGAACCATTAAAGGATATCCATCTACGTATGATGAGCCGGGGATTGATGTTACAGTCAGCACTATCACAACAGATTATCAAACGTCTAGTACATCCAATAGTCTTATCACAATAGTATTCTCAGCGGCTCACAACTTAGTGGTTGGTGACGTTGTAAACGTTTCAGGATTGAGTGCTGGTATAGCAGGATTTTCTCGTGCTGATGGTAGCTTCTTATTACATACTGTCCCAAATACTACTACTGTAACATATTTTGCTCGTGGTACGGTTGGAACAACTGGTGGACAGTCTTTGAAAACAGAAGAAACTATTGGTAGAAAAGGCGGCGTTTATGCTAACGCTTCTATTCCAGTAGCATCAATCGCATCGAATGGTGCAGATCCAAGCGTAATAACCCTCACGTTTACTAATCCTCATGGATTAATTCCGGGGTGTCCTATACACACGACTGTGGCTAGTGGAACTAATGCCGCTAATGCTACTGGACCATTTGTTATTAAGTCAACACCAAGCCTCAGAACTCTAACCTATTCAGCAAGAGCTGGTGCGGCAGTTGGAAGTCCATCTAATGTTACGTTGTTTGCTGTTTCTAACGCAACTATTCTACACAGACCTTCGGATGGTGGTGTTATTCTTGCTACAAAAACACCTACTTATGCGGCGGCTGTTGTAAGACAGTCTAAGAGATTCTTCAGGTATCAGTCAGGTAAAGGATTCTTATGGTCATCAGGAACACTATTTGCTCCTAACTATGATATTCAAAGTATTACAGCCGCTGGCACATCAGTGGGTTCTGCTATTACTATTAGAACGGACGATATTGATCATGGTCTTCAAGCGGGGGCAAATATTAAAATTAGTGGAGTGCTAACTTCTGGATATGCTGACACCTACGTTGTATCATCTATTGTGGATGACTATACATTTAGAGTTGCCGCTAAATCAGTTTTAGCAGATACCACAGCGGTTTTGGAAGAAGTTTGTAAAGTAAATGTGACAGGATGGGTTGGTTCCGCTGTTCGTGCGGGTATGTTTGATGATCAGAATGGTATCTATATAGAATACGATGGTAATCAAATGTTCTGTTGCAGAAGATCTTGTACAGAAAACGTAACAGGAACTATATCTGTAACTCAAAATAGTAGTGCTGTTACTGGAAGTAACACTAGATTAAGTGAACAACTTCGGGCTGGTTCTAAAATATGTATTAGAGGTATGACACACTTTGTCACTGAAATTGTTAGCAACACTTCAATGTTTATTACACCAGACTATAGGGGTATTACTCAAGCTGGTGTAAGAGCACAAAAAGTAACTGAGGTTAGAGTGCCGCAATCTAAGTGGAACATGGATAAAGCTAATGGTCAAGGTAGTTCTGGCTATCATTGGGACTTCAACAAGATGCAAATGATTGGCCTTGAATACTCTTGGTATGGTGCTGGTTTCATTCACTTCATGGTTAGAGGTGATGATGGTAGATGGTTGTATATTCATAGGATGAAAAACAATAACGTAAATGATGAAGCCTATATGAGATCAGGTAACCTTCCTGTTAGATACTCTATTGAGAATGACTCGCCTATTACGCACCTAACAAACACTGTGGATAGTAATGCCACATCAATTCCGGGGGCTAACTTACAAGAGTTTGATGATACTGGTATATTAATGATTGATAACGAAATCATTTCATACACAGGTCGTAGCGTAACAGACGGTGCTGGAAACTTCACAGGCTGTACTCGTTCAGCAACATTAACTCAATACCTACAAGGTAATACAAATAACCTTACGGCGGGTGGTGCGATAGGTCACAGTAGTAACACTGGTATTATTGAAATATCTAACACTTGTTCACCAACTCTTTCTCATTGGGGTTCTGCCCTAGTAATGGATGGCGGCTTTGATACAGATAGAGGTTACATCTTTAACTACGCAAACTCTCACAACACATCAGGTGACAAGATTGGTTCAACACCCATCACGTCATTCATGATTAGATTGGCTCCTTCAGTATCAAACTCTTCAGTCGGAAGATTGGGTGCCAAAGAACTACTAAACAGGTCTCAACTCCTACTACAGCAATGTGCAGTTGGAATGTCTCGTGGATCGTCAACTTCTGGTGAGGTGGTTGTTCAGGGTATTATTAATCCTAGAAACTTCAGTGATGCAACATGGAAATCTTTGAATGCTGTGAATGAGGGTGGACAGCCATCATTTGCTCAAGTAGCAGAGAAAGATGATATTACGTGGAGCAGTGGAACTTATGCACTTCCGGGAGAGCGTATCTTTGCTTTCGTTGTTAATGCATCTAGAGCGGATGCCTTAGTAACTGATTTGGATCTTACGGGTCTAAAAGAATTATCAGGTGCTCCTTTAGGTGGAGACTTTAAATATCCAGATGGTCCAGACGTTCTTGCTATTAATGCTTTCACCAAATCAGGTGACGTGAAAGGAACTATTCAGTTAAGATGGGGCGAAGCCCAAGCATAACCATAAGAAGGTATAGAAATGGTACAAAAACTAAGTAACTTTTTAGGCACCTCATTTAGTGAGGCTCCAGTTGACTCCGCTGGAATTGTGTCTATTATTGGATCAACAATAATAAAGTTAGATTCTGGTACTAGTGGTAACTATATCAGAACTCTAACAGGTTCGGCTGGATTAACTGTAACAGCGGCGGCACATTCTTTGGATGGGGTTATCCAAATAGATAGCGACATTATTGCCACAAGAACTGGAACACAGACACTTACTGGAAAAACTCTAAACTTAAGTAACAACACTCTTACTACAACACTTAGTCAACTTAGTGCCGCTGTTAGTGGAGATAATGTTGTAGGCAGTCAAGCAACTCAAACTATTGCTAACAAGACACTAACTAGTCCTACTATAAATGGTGGAGATATTAATGGTCCAATAGCTCTTAATGATGTAACTACCTTTGGTCTTAGAGATGCTACTACTACTGACTTCGAAACTTTAGTAGTTTCCAATAGCGCAAGCCCAGCTTTATCCGCTGATAGAACTCTTACACTTGATGTTAACAATGCTAATAGAACTATCAGTCTTACTGGAGACTTAACTCTTGCTGGAAGCTTTATAACAAGTGGCGCACATACCACCACTTTAACAACTACTGGAAACACTGGCGTCACTTTACCGACATCAGGGACACTTGTGTCCAAGGCTTCGGCATCTTCAATCACGGCGGGTGTGTATGGATCTGGTTCTCTAGTCCCTGTTCTAACTATTGATGCTCAAGGATTTGTGGATAGTGCTGGAACAGTAGCAGTTGCTGGAGTAGCAAGCACAACATTTGATTCGGCAGATGGTATACTAACAGTCGGTACGGCTGATGGTGCGGCGTTTAATGTGACTACTCTACTTACAGCCACAAAACTAAGATCTGAATATGGTGCCGCAATATACACTGAAATGCTTGCAAGAGATGGTGCTGGTAATAATTTAGATGCAGACAAACTTGATGGACAGCATGGTTCTCACTATCGCATTAACGTGTACAGTCAGTCTGGAACTCTTTTAAACTGATATAAATACTAGTAAAATAGGAACGACATATGGCTAACCCTAGTACAAGACAAGGTTTAATAGACTACTGCTTACGCAGACTAGGTGATCCTGTCATCGAAATCAACGTGGACGAAGATCAGATAAGTGATCGTGTAGATGAGGCACTACAGTATTTTAGAGAGTTTCATTCAGAAGCAAGTTATAGAGGATATATCCAACACCTAGTGACAGCGGATGATGTGACAAATAAGTATGTGACAATATCTTCTAACGTACAACAGGTTACGAAACTATTCAAGTTACAAGGTGGTATGTTCTCACGTAATATGTTTAGTGTCAAGTATCAAATGCATATGAATGACATAGCTAATATGCATTCTTATGTTGGAGACCTTGCTTACTATGAACAAGTTCAACAGTATCTGTCTTTACTTGACATGAGATTAAACGGAACTCCTCAAGTAGATTATGTCAGAAAGCAAAATCGTCTTTATGTTCATGGTGAGTTTGGAGAAGATATAAAAGTGGGCGAATATATTGTCGCTGAAGTTTATAGCGTTATAGATGGAAACTCTTATACCGCTGTTTGGAATGACTTATGGTTGAAAGAATATACCACAGCCCTAATCAAACATCAGTGGGGATCAAACCTTATCAAGTTTGAAGGTATGGTAATGCCCGGTGGAGTAACACTAAACGGTAGACAAATATATGAAGATGCTTTACAAGAGATAGCAAGATTAAAAGAGGTTATACGTCTTGAGCATGAACTTCCAGCGGATTTTTTTGTAGGATAATATGGCACAACCAAATAAACTTAATGAAGGTAGTGAATTCACTATACCTTTGAAAAACCTAATAGCACTGATTGCTTTTACTGGCATTGCTGTTTGGGGATACTTTGGTATTACTGAAAGACTTACTTTTATTGAACGAGAACTATTAACCCATTGGGAAGAGATTGAAGAAAACGATGACTGGATTGATGAATGGTCACCCCCAGCATCAGTTCAACAAACAACAAAAGATGTTCAAAAGTTAAAAACAGAAATGGAAATGTTAAGACTAGAACTAGAATACTTAAAGGCAACGGTGTACAAGAAATGAAATATACAAAAGATCTAATAGTATTAGTTTTGGTTATGGGGCTTATGGGAATTTTAGGACTTATAGTCGTAGACGAATTTATGATGGCTAATGAGCATGGTGGAGAGTTGGATGAAAGTGTAATTGGCTTGCTTCAAATGTCACTCACTGGCGTGATTGGTATCGTAGGCGGCTACATTGGTGGAAAGTCGAATGGCAACTAATCTTTACTTCAGTCAAAAGGTAAGCTCTGAACAGAACCTCTATGAAGATATTACCATAGAGTCTTTGAAGATGTTTGGGCAAGACGTTTATTACTTGCCTAGAGACATAGTTAATGAAGACAGAATATTTGGTGATGACGTTCCTTCTAGGTTTAACTCTTCATATAAGATAGAAATGTATATTGAGAATACAGATGGCTTTGATGGAGAAGGAGATCTGTTTACTAAGTTTGGTGTGGAGATAAGAGACCAAGCAACATTCGTAGTTGCTAGACGCAGATGGACTTCAACTATCAATAGGTTTGATAATGATATCAATAGTGAAAGACCAAGAGAAGGTGATCTAGTATACATCCCAATGTCAAACTCTATGTTCCAGATCATGGCAGTAGAGCATGAGCAACCATTCTATCAATTAAGTAACTTGTCTACATACAAACTCAGATGTGAGTTATTTGAATACAACGATGAAGATTTTGATACAAACGTTGCCGCTATTGATGGAATAGAAACATCTTATGCTTATGAGTATCTGTTGACCCTTGACAGTGCTGGAGGAGGCTTTACAGTAGGAGAAGCTGTTAATCAGACACTATCTACGGGAGTAATTATGTCAGGAGAAGTTTCATCCTTCTCAGACTCAGATAATGTTCTTAAGCTTATCCATATCGGCGCAGACGATGGTAAGTATCACGAGTTTGTTGCTAATAGGTTTATAGTGGGAACTACAGACTTAGACGTTGGTGGTAAGAAAGCCACTTCAACAGTCACCGCTGTAGGTGAAGACAACCAGATTAGTCAGAACGAACAGAACACTGACTTTAGTACAATAGGAGCAGGGTTCTTAGACTTCTCTGAGAACAATCCTTTTGGTGACCCGGAGAATAACTAATGGCTGACATATTTGATTTTGGATTTACGGCAGTTGATGAGGATGAACTTGACGCAGTTAAGAATGTTAAGAGTGAAGCATCGTCATCTGATGATAAACTAAACGCTTTATATAACGCAGTAATACCACTGCTAAATAATCTGAAGAAGAACCCCGAAAAGGATTATATCCTTTGGCCTGATAGATTAAATAAAGTTGAACAGTTTGAGGATCACCTCACGAAAATATATAAAGGTTAGTTATGTTCGGAACCCATTTCTATCATGAAAGAATACGGAAGAGTGTAGCAGTATTTGGTACGCTATTCAATAATCTGTATGTTCTACGCAAAGATAGTTCAAATAAAGTTATAAGTCAAGTAAAAGTTCCACTAGCCTATGGTCCTCAGAGAAAGTTTCTTGAGAGAATAAGAGAGAACCCTGACCTAGATACGAACACTAAGGTTGCTATCAAGCTTCCCAGAATGTCTTTTGAGATTACAAACGTTACGTATGATGCTCAAAGACAACTACAGAAGATGAACAACTTTACACAGGCTGGAACAACTAGTAACCTTAGAAACAAGTTTTATAGTTTTGTTCCTTACAACATTGGGTTTCAACTTAGTATATACGCCAAGACACAGGATGATGCTCTACAGATGGTAGAACAAATACTTCCTACGTTCAATCCACAGTATAGTCTTACAATAAAACCATTTGCTGAGTTTCCATCTATAACTGAAGATACACCTATAACTCTACAAAGTGTGGATTTTAATGATGACTTTGAAGGAACTCTGGAATCACGTAGAACTATTATATACACATTAACATTTGAAATGAGAGTAAACTTTTATGGTGCTATCAATGAAACTGGTGTCATCAGAACCTCTATAAATAACATTAGTCAGATAGGAAATGGACTAGCCGACTCAGACGTTCAACTAGGTAAGATATCTGTAACAACAAATCCAGCACTGGCCTCTGCCGATAGCGACTTTGGCTTTACCGAAACTTTTGATTTTCAGGCACCTTTTTAATGGCTGATAATAATGAACCAGTAGATCATGTTGATGATGATTTTGAGTTTGCTAGAAAGACCTATTACGATTTATTAGTAAAGGGGTCTGAAGCACTTGAAGAGATGATGGAAGTCGCACGTGCCACTGAGCATCCTCGTGCGTTTGAAGTCTTGTCTGGCATGATGAAGAACGTTGCTGATGTTAATGGTAACCTTCTTGATCTACACAAAAAGAAAAAAGAATATAACAAAGAAGATGCTTTAAAAGAACTTCCTCAAGGCACAACAAATAACAATCTATTTGTAGGATCTACAAGCGACTTACAAAGAATGCTTTTGTCGAAAGACAGTGATGATGAACAAGATAACGTGGTAGATATAAGTGAATACACATCAGATAAATGATACCTACATGGGTAATCCCAACGTTAAACGTGACGGGATCAACCATAATTACAGTAAAAAAGAATTACAAGAATACTCAAGGTGTATGTCAGATCCTAGCTATTTTGCTAAGACCTATTGTAAGATTATACACCTAGATAGAGGTCTTGTCAACTTCGAACTTTACCCATATCAAGAAAAAATGTTTAACCATTTCAAAGAAAATAGGTTTAGCATTGTGTTGGCTTGTCGGCAATCAGGTAAGTCCATTAGTTCTGTTGCCTATCTTCTTTGGTATGCTTGTTTTAACCCAGAGAAGACTATTGCTATCCTAGCCAACAAGGGTGCGACTGCACAAGAGATGCTAGGACGTATTCACCTTATGCTAGAGAACTTACCTTTCTTCTTACAGCCGGGGTGTAAGGCTCTTAATAAAAGAAGTATTGAGTTCAGTAACAATAGCCGCATCGTATCAGCCGCTACTTCTGGATCTTCTATTCGTGGTATGTCTGTCAACCTTCTATACTTGGATGAGTTTGCGTTTGTTGAGAGAGCGGCTGACTTCTATACCTCAACATATCCTGTTGTATCATCTGGTAAAGACACGCAGATCATAATAACTTCTACAGCAAATGGTATAGGTAATATGTATCATAAACTGTGGGAAGGCGCAATGCAAAAAGTGAACGAGTTTATTCCGTTCAGGGTTGATTGGTGGGACGTACCGGGGAGAGATGAGGAATGGAAACTTAAGACCATATCAAACACATCTCAACTACAGTTTGATCAGGAGTTTGGTAATACATTCTTTGGAACAGGCGATACTCTTATAGCACCACATATTCTTTTAGAGCAAGTAGCCCAAAGTCATATAGAAGTTTTAGAGGGTGGAGATCTTCTTATATACGAAACACCAAAGCCAAAGACTAATTATGTTATGTGTGTTGATGTTGCGAAGGGTAGAGGACAGGATTATTCTACATTTAATTTGATCGACATTAGCCAAAGACCTTTTAAACAGGTTGCCGTTTATCGCTGTAATACTATCTCTCCTATTCTCTACCCTAGCATTATATATAAGTACGCAACTTTGTATAACGAAGCATATGTTATTATTGAATCAAACGATCAAGGCACACTAGTAACTAATGGGTTATATCAAGACTTAGAATATGAGAACCTTCACATGGAATCTGTGGTAAAGGCTGACCGCATTGGTGTTGAAATGAATAAGAAGGTTAAGCGTATTGGGTGTGCGGCTATAAAAGATATCATAGAAAATCGTAAACTTAATATATTAGATCCACAGACTATATCAGAAATGTCTACATTCGTAGCCAAAGGTATTTCCTATGAAGCGTCAGAAGGCAACCATGATGATCTAATAATGAACCTTGTTCTATTTGGTTTCTTTGCTGTTGGTAATAACTTTGAAGAACTAACAGACGTGAACTTAAAAGATATGATGTTTGAACAACGTATGAAAGAAATAGAAAATGACTTGGTGCCATTTGGATTTATAAATGGTGCTGGTGATCCTGAAAAAGAAGATGACGAAGCAGTTCTTCAAGGAGATCAGTTAAAAGGCTGGACAGTTGAACGAAATTGGACACCAAACTTCGACTTTTAATTTGTTATAAATACAAGTGATTGAAAATAACCGTATTATGAAAAACATATAATTCGATTACTGGAAAAAGAAGGAAACAGTTATGGCAATATTTAGCCCATCAGAATCCCCAGCGATTGTCGTTAAGGAAGTTGATCTCACAGGCGGTGTGCCTAATGTTCAAACTACCACAGGCGCATTTGCAGGGAAATTTCGTTGGGGGCCAATCGAAGAGGCAGTATTAATAGACAACGAAGCAAGTCTTGCCTCTAAATTCGGTGCTCCTGATGACGCACATACCGTAGATTTTCATACGGCGGGAGGATTTTTAAAATTCTCAAATAGTCTTCAAACAGTTCGTGTCGCAGATACAACCGCATTAAATGCGGCTGACTCAGCGGGTGCGGCAGAACAAATTAAAAACCAAGCGGCTTTTGATGTATCAACTACTCTAGCTGGCAAATCGACTTTCTACGGAAAGTATGCTGGTGCTTTAGGTAGTTCACTACAAATTGTTTGGTCAGATGGAAGTAATTGGGCAACATGGGGAAGTGCCTATAAAGCACAGTTCGATGCAACCCCAACAGGAAATGAACGTCATGTTCTTGTTCTTGATGAAGATGGTGTTATCACAGGGACAGCGGGAACTGTTCTAGAGAGATATCCATTCGTATCAAACTCTTCTACTGCTACTAACACAGACGGTACTTCTAACTATATGAAGAACGTTATTAACAGAAAATCAAACTACATTTATGCTACTACACACGTAGATAGCACAGGATCAAAATCTTTACTTGGTGGTGTTGACGGATCAGCCGCTGGCACAGACGATTATCTAAGAGGGTTTAATAGTTTCGAAGATAAAGATACTATTCAAGTTGACTTCTTAATCGCACCGGGCAAGGCAGTTGCTGGTGATCAAGCTACAGTAGTGAACGATCTTGTAACAACAGCGGGTACTACACGTAAAGATGCTGTTGTAGTAACTTCGCCAGCCTCTGCATCAGTAGTAGGTAATGCTACTCCAGATGCCGCTACAGTAACAGATACTGGTAGTTACACTTATAGTGATTACTTATTTGTTGACAACAACTGGTTAAAGATGTATGACAAGTTTAACGATAAGTATATCAACGTGCCAGCCGCTGGACAAACAGCGGGTATTATGGCGGCTTCGGATGCAAACTCCGCACCATGGTTCTCACCAGCGGGTTCACGTAGAGGTCAGTACTTAGGCGTAACAAGCTTGGCCTACACTCCTACCAAGGCTCAAAGAGACACACTGTATAAAGCAGGGATCAACCCGATTGCTAATTTACCGGGGCAAGGTATCTTACTATATGGTGACAAAACACACATGAACAGACCATCAGCATTTGATCGTATTAATGTTCGTAGGTTGTTTAATGTTGTTGAAAGAGCAATCGCAAATGCGGCAAGAAACACATTGTTTGAACTTAACGATGAGTTTACTAGAGCGGAATTTGTTAACATCGTAGAACCATTCCTGAGAGAAATCAAAGGTAGACGTGGTATCACCGACTTTAGGGTTGTATGCGATGAGACAAACAACACTACTGCCGTTATAGATAGAAACGAGTTCATTGCAAACATCTTCATCAAACCAGCACGTTCTATTAACTACATAACTCTTAACTTTGTAGCTGTAAGATCAGGCGTTGACTTTGAAGAAGTCGCTGGCCTATCGGTATAAGGAGATAAGAAGATGGCAGTACTAGGCGTAGATGATTTTAAAGCCAAGTTACGTGGTGGTGGAGCGAGACCTAATCTCTTCAAAGCCACGATTAACTTTCCGGGCTATGCAAACGGAGATGTAGAGCTTACATCTTTCATGTGTGAAGCGGCACAACTTCCCGCTTCCACTATGGCAACAATAATTGTTCCTTTTAGAGGTAGACAATTAAAAATGGCAGGGGATCGTACATTTGAAACATGGACACCCTCTATCATTAATGACACAGACTTTAATGTTCGTGACGCAATGGAACGTTGGATGAATGGTATGAATGCTCACGCAACAAATACTGGTTTAACCAATCCTGTTGATTACGAAGCAGATCTTGTTGTTGAACAACTTGACAAAGATGGTTCTACATTAAAGACTTATAACTTTAGAGGTTGTTTCCCTACTAACGTTTCTCCAATCGATCTGAACTATGCTTCAGAAAATGAGATTGAGAAGTTTACGGTAGAGTTCCAAATGCAATATTGGGAAGCCGCAACCACTTCTTAAACGAAGTATAAATAAAGAACAAGAGGGGCTGTGATGGCCCCTCTACCTCCACAACACTAGGAATTACAATGGCAGACGATTCTATTAAATTATTTGGTTTTGAAATCAAACGTTCTAAGAAGAAGCAAGATGAAAAGCTTACTTCTATTGTTCCACCTGTTGATCAGGATGGTGCTGGTTATGTTACTTCGGCTGGTGCTCACTATGGCACTTATGTTAATATTGGTGGTGAAGACCACGCTAAAGATAACTTACAGAATATTCAACAATATCGTGCAGTTGCTACTCACCCTGAGGTTGATGCGGCGATAGAAGATATTGTGAACGAAAGCGTTATATCAAGCGAGAGTGAGAGTTCAGTAAATCTAATATTAGATAATGTTGAAGGTCTCAGTGACTCACTTAAGAAACAAATCACTGAAGAGTTTGACACCATCGTATCCATGTTAAACTTTAATGATTTAGGTCACGATATGTTCAGACGTTGGTATGTCGATGGTCGTATCTACCACCACTTAGTCGTAGATGAGAAGAACTTAAAGGCTGGTATTCAGGAAATAAGACCAATCGATTCTTCTAAGATCCGCAAAGTAAAAGAAGTTAAGAAGAAAAAAGATGTAGTAACAGGTGCTAGTTTGATAGACTCAGTTAATGAGTTCTATATTTACCAAGAGAAACCGGGGTCACAAACCTCTGGTGTCAAACTATCTAATGACTCAGTTTCTTATGTAACATCAGGTCTTTTGGATGCCACTCGTAAGCGTGTAGTTTCTCACTTACACAAAGCACTAAAGCCAATCAATCAGTTGCGTATGATGGAAGACTCTCTAGTTATTTACAGACTAGCCAGAGCACCCGAAAGACGTATATTCTATATCGATGTAGGTAACTTACCAAGAGGTAAAGCTGAAACATATATGAAAGATATTATGGCTCGTTACCGTAATAAACTTGTATATGATGCAGACACTGGTAAGATTAGAGATGATCGTAAGCATATGTCAATGCTTGAAGACTTCTGGCTACCTCGCCGTGAAGGTGGTAGAGGTACAGAGATATCAACACTCCCCGGCGGTGAGAACCTTGGACAGATTGATGATATCATATACTTCCAGAAGCGTTTGTATAGATCGCTAAACGTTCCAGTTAGTAGGCTTGAGCAAGAGACACAGTTCTCTTTAGGTAGATCCACAGAGATCTCTAGAGATGAAGTTAAGTTCCAGAAGTTTATTGACAGACTACGTAATAGATTTGGTATGCTTTTCACAGAAGTTCTGAAGAAGCAACTAATCATGAAGGGTCTTATCACTGAAGATGATTGGAACAACTGGAAAAACGATATTACAGTTGACTATATAAGAGACAATCATTTTACAGAACTTAAAGATGCAGAGTTATTAGCGAATAGATTACAACAACTAGATCAAGTACAACAGTATGTCGGAGAGTTCTTCTCTAAAGAATACGTGCTTAAGAATGTATTAATGCTAGATGATGATGGTATAAAGCAAATGAAAGATCAGATTACTAAAGAAAAAGAATCTGGCGAAATTGAAACCGATGATGAGGAAGAACAACAATGAGTATAGATCAACCACTTGAACAGCCAGAAATGAGTCAAGATGCTAAAATGAATAGCTTTATTCAGAATGTAGTAGATGATGACTTTGCTAAAGCGGCACCTACATTCCACGAATTGCTACAAGCAAAAATGGATGATGCGTTAGATCAAGAAAAAATTGCTGTTGCGGCTCAGATGTTTAATGGCGCAGAAGAAGAATTAGATGATGATGATCCTTCTGAAGAAGATATCGATGCGGCTATAGATGAGTTAGACGATGAAGATGACGATGATACTGAAGAAGAAGACGATACAGAAGAATAATTATATCATGTCAAAAATCTTTTTAGTATAAATAAAGGTAATAATATGACGAAAACGTTTAGAAATATGAGGGAACTTGCTGGTAGGAAACCTTCTGGTGAAATGGTCTTTAAGAAAAAGATCAGTGGCCTTCCCGTAATGATTCATAAAGAGAAGAACGGTTTTGTTGTGTATATAGATGGTGACAGACTCGATGACTATAAGTCTCAGAAAGAAGCTGAGAAAATGGCTAAAGAATTTGTTAAACAATATAGAGGTTAATTAGATGAAGCTGATCACAGAATACACTGAAACAGATGTTCAGTGCATAGTAGAGAAAAAAGAAGATGGCACAAAATCTCATGTGATTGAAGGCGTCTTCATGCAAGCTGAGTCAAAGAATAGAAACGGACGCATATATCCAAAGCCTATTATGGAAAAGGCAGTTGGTAAGTATGTGAACGAACAGGTTTCCAAGAACAGAGCGGTTGGTGAGTTAAATCACCCTGAAGGACCAACTGTTAACTTGGATAAAGTATCCCACAAAATCACAGAACTTTCTTGGAAGGGAAATGATGTTGTGGGTAAGGCACAAATACTGGATACTCCAATGGGTAATATCGTAAAAGGTTTACTTGAGGG